GAGGGCCAGCTTTTCGTGCACGACTCGTGCGAGGGCTGGATCGCCGAAATACCCGGCTATGTGTGGGACGACAAGGCTGCCCTCCTTGGTGAGGACAAGCCGATCAAGGTCGGCGACCACTCGTTGGATGCCGGCCGGTACGCGATCAAAACCCCCGAGGTGCTGTGGCGTCCGCTACTGCGGGGTGCGCTCAACCTCACCTGACCGAAGGGATGCCCGGTGCCGATCCCCACCGGCGGCGCCTGGCCGCCTCCCACGCACGCACCCGCCTACACGGCCTACAGGGACTGGGACGCGTGGTACACGGGCGACCCTGACCGGCTTCGCTCCGTATACCTGAACCGGGCTGTCACCGGCACCAGACTCGCCCCGTCGGACCGGGTGCGGGCCAGCCAGTACGCCGGTGGTGTTGTGGGCTACCTGTCGCGCTGGTTGTGGGGCACTCCGCCACCGGCCGGGCAGCGTGACGGTCGCCTGCATGTGCCGCTGCCCGCTGACCTGGCCGCCACGGCAGGGAATCTGCTGCTCGCTGAACCGCCCGCCCTGACTCACGAGGACCGTGGTGTGATGGCGCGGCTGGAGCAGCTCCAGGAGGACGGCCTTAACGCCGTCTTGCTGCACGCTGCGGAGGCTGCGTCGGCGCTCGGCGACGTGTACCTACGGCCGGTCATCGACCGCGACGTCTTCCCGGATCGGGCGTTCCTCGCCGCGGTGCACGCCGACGGGGCCCTGCCGGCCTTGCGGTGGGGCCGGCTGATCGAGGTCACGTTTTGGTCCGAGCTGGAGCGTGACGACCGGACAGTGATCCGGCTACTGGAGCACCACGATGTGGTCACCGGGGCCGCCGGATCCCGCACCGGCCGGATTACCTACGCCGTGCACGAGGGCACCCCCGACCAGCTCGGACGGCCGCTGAGCCTGGCAGACCACCCCGACACCCGCCACCTGGCCGACCTCGTGGATGAGACAGGTGCTCAGGCCACCGGCCTGGACCGGCTGGATGTCGTGCGGATCCCGAATACTGGCCCGCAGAGGCTGTGGCGCAGCATGCCGGGCCTGAAGTACCTCGGCCGTAGCGATTTCGACGGAAATGAACAGACCTTCGACACCGCCGACGAGGTGTGGACATCGTGGATGCGCGACATCCGCCTCGCCCGCGCCCGCATCATGATCCCGGACTACATGCTCCAGTCCAACGGGCCCGGCCAAGGCGCGACATGGAACGCCGACCGGGAGGTGTACACGTCGGTCAACGCGCTCCCCGACCAAGGACAGGGCATCACCCTCAGCCAGTTCGCCATCCGCCACGCCGAGCACAAGGCATCACTCGACGAGGCTATGAAAATCGCGATGCGGCACGCCGGCCTGAGCAGCCAAACCCTGGGCGATGAGGGCGATGTCGCCGTGACAGCCACGGAGGTGCAGGCCCGAGAAAGGATGTCCTTCACCACCCGGGGCAACCGGATCCAGGCGTGGAAGCCCGCCATCGCCGAGGCAGTGGAGCTGCTCCTCGCGGTTGAGCGCGCCCAGCTCGGCGGTAGCCGGCCCGACCCGGTGCGGCCGAGCGTCGAGTTCGGCGACAGCGTGTCCGAATCACCGGAGACGGTAGCCCGGACGCTCCAGCTCATCGAGGCAGCGCAGGCAGCCTCGACCGACACCAAGGTACGGATGCTGCACCCCGACTGGGACGACACCCAGGTCCACGCCGAGGTGGCCCGCATCCGCGACGACCAGCCCACCCCCGTTGAGGTCGGGCCGGCGTTAGGGGCGCTCGCCGGCAACACCCAGGACAACGACCAGGCCGACGAGGAGACGACGGTGGAGGCGTAGCCCGATGGCCCTGTCCGGCGAGCAGATCGAGGCCACCACCCGCACCCTGGTTGACCTGTACCGCGACGCCGAACAGGCAATCCTCACGGAGGTCACCCGGCGCCTGGCCACCGGGATCGACGCCGCCGACTGGCAGGCGCAACGCCTCGGCGCCCTCGCCACGGTGCGTAGCACGGTCGAGCAGGTGCTCGCCCTGGTCGCCGCAGACACGTCCGGCCACATCCGCGGCATGCTCGCCTCCGCGTACCGCAGCGGTCAGGCCACCGCCACCGCCGGCATCCCCGCCCGGTTGCTGCCCCGCGACCCGGACGCCGGCCGGGCGGCTGGAGTGATCCGGGCGCAGGGCATCCGCGCCGGGGTGATGGAGTCCCTCGCCTCCGCGCTACTCGACGATGTGGGGCAGCGGCACTCCAACGTCTTGCGGCACGTGATGGACGTGTACCGGTCGGTGGTGCAGCGGGCGACCGCGGTATCGGTGGTCGGGGGGATGACCCGCCGGCAGGCATCCCAGTGGGCGTACCAAAAGTTCATCGACCAGGGGGTCACATCATTCACTGATGTCCGCGGCCGGCAGTGGCGGCTGTCGTCGTACGTGGAGATGGCCGCTCGCACCGTCACCCAACGCGCCGCCGTGCAAGGGCAGACCGATCGGCTCACCAGCCTCGGTATTGATCTTGTCATCGTGTCTGACAGTCCCCGCGAGTGTGAGCGCTGCCGTCCCTGGGAAGGCGCCATCCTGTCGATATCCGGCGCCGAGCGGGGTCGGGTTGAAATGCCCAGCGCACTCGACGAGGGCCGCATCGTGACCGTGGACGTGGCCGGGACGGTGGAGCAGGCCCGAGCCGCGGGCCTTCAACACCCGAACTGCACACACAGTCTCCGCGCGTACCTGCCCGGGGCGACCCGCCGACCGGCCAAGCCGACCGCCAACCCCGACGGGTACGAGGCCAAAGACCGACAGCGTGCGATCGAACGGCAGATTCGCCGCTGGAAGGAACGCGAAACGGGTGCGCTGACACCGGAGGCGAAGACCGCCGCCCGCGCAAAGATCCGCGCCTGGCAGAAGACGATGCGCGAGCATCTCGCCGCGAACCCGGAACTGAAGCGGCTGCGCTACCGGGAACAGCCCGGCGCCGGGAACCAGCCAGCCAGTAGGCCATCACCGGCCGCTACACCTACACCGGCGGCACTGCCGCAGTGGATTCGCGCACCCCAACCGCCGCCCCGGGTGGATGACCTACCAGGGCTGCTGGAGGTAGACCTGGATGAGGCTGCGGGCCGAGACATGGCCGGCGATGTCATGGCCGAGATAGTCGGAGGGGAGTACGCCGGCCTGATCGTGGAAGTGAACGGCGTCGAAAGCTACGACGAATTCGGCCATGCCGGCGACCTCCATGGCATCCTGGTCCGCGCCAAGATCTACGCGGACGCGTTGGATGGCACCGAGGTCGGTAATGTTCAGCGAGCGTTTTACCGCGACGACGATGGGCAACTTGTCGCCGTGCACGCCTTCCTCCAACTCGGCCGGGAGCAACGGGGGAAGGGCTTCGCCAGTGAGTTCAACGCCCACTTGGAGGGCTGGTACCGGTCGCAGGGCATTACCCGCATCGAAGTCCACGCCAACATCGACATCGGCGGCTATACGTGGGCTAGTCACGGCTACGACTTCGCCGACGAGGAATCAGCCGACGAGATCCTGCACCGCCTCCGCCGCGAGATCAGATCCACGACCGACAAAACGCAAATCGAGCAGGCTGAAGCTATCCTGGAACGCGCCGAATACGAGGCGTTCGGCAGCGACGACTACCCGTCGGCGTGGGAGATCAGCCAATGCGGCCGATCTGCCGACGACGCTGACTGGATCGGTAAGCGCGCCATGCTCGGCTCGGACTGGGAAGGGGTGAAGTGGCTATGACAGACCCTGACCCCCACATGCCCCGACCTCGCCGCCGCCCGGTCCGGCCCTCCGCCGACCGGGTCCGCCGCCTGGCCGAACTCGGCGAATGGCACCGCAACTGGGTAGCCCGTCACGCCGACAGCGCGGGGTTCCACCCTGACGAGCATCCGACGCCGGGCAGCGACTACAACCTGCACCACGTCGACCTCGAGGCCCCGCCGGCCGCCCAGGACGAATTCCACGCCCGGGCCCGGCAAATCATGGGCCTGGACTGACCTACGCCAGCCCGGCGCACCCAACCCCTGTCACCACCCCGGTAAGCCCCCGGGGTGCTTACTGCGCCCTCAAGGAGGGAAACCTGTGGAGCACACCCGTCCCGGCCTGAGCGCCCGCGCCGGCCAGATCATCGGCTACCGCCGCAACGGCCTACCGATCCGCCTCGCTGCCGGCGGCTCCGAACCCGGCGACGGATCCGACGGCGCAGACGACACCGGCGACGGTCCCCCGACCGGCGAGTCCAGCCAGGACGACGCCACCAGCAGCAGGCCTGAGATCAAGGGCGAGTACAACCCTGACCGCGCGATGCGTGACCTGGGCAAGGCCCGCGACGACGCCAAACGCGAGAAGGAACTCCGGCTCAAGACCGAGCAGGACCAGCAGGCCAAGCTTGATGTTGTCCTGGTCGCCCTGGGCCTGAAGCCCGACCCGAAGACCGATCCGGCCGCCACCGCGGCGAAAGTCGCCAAGGAGCTGACCGACGCCCAGGCCCGCATCGGCGAACTGACCATCGAAAACGCGCTGTTCAAACTCGCCGGCAAGGCCGGCGCGGACGTGGACGCGCTCACCGACAGCCGCACATTCATGCGCCAGCTCGCCGCCCTGGATCCGTCCGCGGTCGACTTCGAGAAGACCGTCGGTCAGGCGATCCGTGACGCGGTGAAGAGCAACCCGAAACTCGCTCTGGGAGGCCAAGGGCCGGCCCGACAGGGAGCGGACCACAACGGCGGCACCGGCGCCCGGCAGCGCCCCGCCGGACTCGGCGCGGCCATCGCCGCCCGCATGAACGGCAACTAACCACACACCCAGGAACAGGAGTCACAGCAATGGCTGTCACCCTCGCCCAGGCCCAGGTGAACACGCAGGACGACGTCGCATTCGCGGTGATCGACAACCTGCGCCGGTACTCCTGGCTCCTGGACCGCATCGTCTTCGACGACACCGTCAACCCCACCGGTGGATCCACCCTCACCTACGGATACACCCGGCTGACCGCCCCCCGCACCGCCGCGTTCCGGGCCATCAACACCGAGTACACGCCCACCGAGGCGACCCGGACCAGGCACACCGTCGACCTCAAGCCCCACGGCGGTGCGTTCACCGTCGACCGGGTCCTGGCGAACCTCGGCCAGGCGCAGACCAACGAAGTCACGTTTCAGATGCAGCAGCTTCTGACCGCCACCCAGCAGCGGTGGCAGGAAGAACTCATCAACGGCGACACCGCCGTTGACGTCAATGGCTTCGATGGCCTCGACAAGTCCCTGACCGGCACGGCCACCGAGTACGACCCGCTCGCCAACGGGGTCGCCGACGGCTACCTGGACTGGCGGTCATCCACCGTCACCACCCAGGCCCTGGCGATGGCGGCCCTGGACCAGCTCGACGCGATGCTCGCCGAGATCGTGCCGTCGAAGACCGGCGGTGGTGACCTCGGTGCACCCGGCGCCCTACCTCCCGGTGAGCGGGCCCTGCTGGGTAACACCAAGTCCATCACCCGTATCCGGGCGCTCGCCCGGTGGGCTGGTCTTTACACCGCCGACAAGGACGACCTGGGCCGCCGGGTCGAACGCTACGGCGACTGGACGCTGGTCGACCTGGGCGACGGCATGCAGGGCTCCGCTCCGATCGTGCCGATCTACACCGCCGACGCCGACGGTGGTGGGGGCGGCGGCGACATCACCGGCCTGACCGACCTGTACGCCGTCAGCCTCGGACTTGACGCGCTGCACGGCGCATCCGTGGCGGGTAAGCCGCTGGTGGAAACGTGGATGCCCGACTTCATGCGGGCGGGCGCGG